CTTCTCGGCCTCAGCGACGACCCCCGGGGCGGGGTGGAGCGGTGGACGGAGAAATAATAATGAAAGGAAACAAAATGCCAAGAGATAATTTAAAGCAGTTTTTGCAGGTTAGAAACATTAGTGAATACAAAGCAGACCTTTATTTTTACGGCAATATTGTTTCAAACTGGTGGGGTGCTTGGGATGATGCCGATAAATACCCGGAAGAAATCAGGACTTTTTTAGACGGGGTTAAGGGTAAAGACTTGAATGTATATGTTAATTCCCCGGGTGGAAGCGTTTTTGCTGGAATGGCAATTTACAATATGATAAAACGCCATGACGGCTATGTAACCTTTTATAATGACGGCCTAATGGGCTCAATTATGTCTGTTGTACCACTTTCAGGCAATAAAATTATTATTCCGCCAGGCTCTCATTATTTCATTCATAAGCCTTCTTGCCAAATGCTTGGTAATGCTGATGATTTTAGAAAACAGGCTGAATTTTTGGATGATATTCAAAAAGGTCTTTTGGATATTTACACAAAATGGCTCAAAGAGGGCGTAGAGCCTGAAACCATTAACAATTTTATAAATCAGGGCAAGAATTTTAGAAGCGATGAAGTGTTCCAATACTTTAATTTTGAAAACGGGGAAGAAAATTCTGCTTCGATTTTGAATTGCTTTGAGGGTTATGAAAATAGTATTGCAGAGCTGAAAAGTTCAAAAGAATTATTACAGGCAAAGTTGAGATTATTGAATTTGAAAGGAAAAGAATTATGCCAAAACAAGTTTATTTAAACAAAAGAAAAGAATTGCAGGACAAGGCTCAAGGTTTAATCGATGAAGGCAAGGCAAAAGAAGCTGAAGACGTTATGAACGAAATCAAGGCTTTGGATGAAGCTTTTGAAGCCGAGGCAAAGGCTAGGGCTAATCTGCAGGCGCTAAACAGAACTGCAGTAATTGACATTGAAAATGCCGGAGTTGCTCTAAACGGCGCAAAAGTTATTGATAAAACCAGCACTGAAAATATCACAGACGAAGCAGAAATTTATAAAAACGCTTTTGCAAAAACCTTGATGAACCGAGCTTTGGATAGCAAGGAGCAAGAAGTATTTGACAGATTAAGCCAGCCGCCTGTTGTGGAAAATAATGGTAACCCGCAAATACAAACAACAAAAACGGATGGCATCGTTGTTCCTAATACCTTACAAAAGGAAATCTTTAGGGTAATGGGGGAAACGCATCCTATTTTGAATGATGTTTTCAATTTTGATGTGGAAGGCGAACTGACTCTTCTTGTTGAGAAAGATGAGCAAAATCGAAATAAAGATTTATGGACCGATGAAGACGATAAGAGCAATGATAGGAAAGTCGGCAATCTTGCAAAGGTTACTTTAATTGGTTGCGAGCTTTCAAGGGGGACTACAATAAGCTGGAAACTCAGGAAAATGTCAATTGAAAAATTTCTTGAGTATGTCATTGAATCGATTTCAGAAGAAATGGGCGATGCTCTAGCCTATGGTTTTATTGAGGGCAAGGGGAAAGCAGGCGTGGATGATGGATTTAAAAGTCAGCCGCTCGGAATTATGACTGCATTAGAAGCCGAAACAGGCAAGCCTCAAATTGTTGAATATGCTGAAGATGGTAATCTTGAACCACTTGTAAGGAAATGTATTTCAAAAGTAAAGGGTAAGTTTGCAAAAGGAGCTTGCATATATGCAAACCACGATTATATTTGGAATACTCTCATGGGTATTAAAGATGAAACAGGTAGAGCGTATTTTAAAACCGATTATAATTCAGGCGGCATTGGTACTATTTTTGGCGCTATCGTAAAAGAGGAAGATGCGGTGCCTGATGACACTATGGTTTTTGGCAATGTAAAAAAATGTTACGCCTACAACGTCAATGAGGCTATGAGTATTACGCAACAAGATGATACACGTACGAGAACCACATTTTATAGTGCTTATATGCTCTGCGATGCCACTCCAAAAACCACAAAAGGATTTTCCGCATTAGTAAAATCAAAAAAAGCATAGCTGATAATTCGGGAAAAGAACAGGCAAGCGCGGAGAATGCTTCCGCGCTTGAATTATCAGCGCTGAAATCTGCCTGTGAAGCGTACGGCATCGAAACAGAAGAAAATGACACGCTTGACCTTTTAAAAGCAAGGGTTTTTGCCCATACTTTTGAAGCTGGACAATTAAATGTGCAAAACATTACAAAAGACAAGCTTCAGCAAATCGCCCTTTGCTACGAGCTCGATTTTAACGAAAACACAACAAAGGCCGAGCTTGAAACAAAGATACTTGCAGCACAAAACCAATAGGAAACTTAAATGCTTGAAACTGTTAAAGCATATCTGAAAATTGATTTTAGTCAAGAAGATAAGCTTATAGAAACATTAATAAATGCGGCTAAACGGCTTATCCTTGATACAACAGACGTGGACTACAACGAAGCAGATGAGACGTATAAGCTTCTTGTCTGCTATCTTGTGGCCCATTATTACGAAAACAGGCAGGCTGTCAGTGAAAAAAATATGGAAGTAATGCCCTATACAATCCAGCATTTAATGGCACACATAGGAGTAAGGGGAGATTATGAACCCAGGAAAACATAAACATCTGGCAGAAATATTGGAAAAGATACCCACGGGTAAGAAAAACAAGCTGGGTGAGGAAATTTTTGATTTTGCAGTAATTAAAAAAGATTTGTTTGTAAACTTTGAAAATAAAACAGGCAGTATGCTTTATGGTCGTTCGGGCGACACTAAACTTGCAAAAACCACACATAAAATTTCATACAGATATTTTAGCCATCCGGGATTAACTGAAGATAATTTTATCAGAATAAATAATCGGTTATACAAAATTGAATATATCGATAATCTGGATAACAAAAATGAAATTATGGAAGTATTTTTATCCAGGGACAATTTAAGGGGCAAATAAATTGGAAACGGGATTTTATTTTGATGAAATGGAAAATTTCAAAAAAGATTTGCTTCAAAAAACTGCGAAAAATTTTCCCGATGAAACAAATAAATTTTTAAAATCCCAGCAAAAGGGCCTGTGCAAAGAAATGCAAAAAGTTGCAAAACAAGTTGTAAAGCACACCGGGAAAAAATCCGGCTCAAAATTTTATAAGGACTATCATAAATCTTTTAAAGTCGGGAAAATATACGAACGTGACGGCAATTTGTGCGGCAGAACCTACAATAATGCCCGCCACGCTCATTTAATTGAAACGGGCCATAAAAATAAAGACGGAAGCTGGCAAGAAGGCAAGCACGTTATGGAAATTTCAAAAACAAATTACAAGGACACTTTTTACAAAGAAGTGGAAGACTTTCTTTTTAATGAAATTGATAAGGCGGGCAAAAAATGATAGAAACGACAGATATTTACCGCTCAATTAGAAATTTGTTAGAAGCGAATTTTACAAATATTTCCGTTCAAATTAAAGATAAGAAAACCCCACAGCCTCCCTGTTTTTACATAAAATATGTAACCGGGAAAACAACACAAACAGCGACTGAATTTGAAAATACGTATTATTCTTTTGAAATTGCTTATTTTGCCGAAAAAGAAGAATTGCTTGAGCTTTTGGAAATTGAAGAAAAATTAAAAGAAATTCTAAGAAAACCTTTAAAAATTGTTCTTACAAGCGAAGATGAGCTTAAGGAACAAAATCAATATCAAGAAATTGATGATGTATCAATTACTCTAAACGAACAAGACTACGTCTTAAGTTGTGTAATTTCTTTATCTGTAAATCAAACAACACGTAAGAGAAGTGACGAAGGAACCGATTTTGACAATAGGTTCGACGAATACGACAATGAAGAATTTATGGAAGAAATTGAAATATAAAGAAAGGATATAAAAATGGCAAAAGCATCACTGGAATTGGGTGATATTTTAGAAACCTGTACGATTGTCTTTAAGCAGCGTCTTGCAAATTTAATTAAATTTGGCAACAAGGGTAAGTTGCTTATGATTAGGCACAATACAAACCTTGAGGAACAATTCAAAGTTTCTGAGTTCAAATCTGCGGTTTTTGAGCTTACAAACAAAGATTTAGAAACAAAAATTAAGCAAGCGCTAAATCATTCACCAACAAAGCTTATTCTTTTTGAATATAAGGAAACGCTTGCCGGTGTCGTTGATGAATTAAGAAAAATTAAATTTGATTGGTTTTTCTCCATTGAATCAGACGACCAGGGCTCTGTTGCAAGCTATGCAAAAGAAAATCAAATTTTCGGCCTTGTTTATAACATTCAAGCCGATTCAAAATGGGTGTGCTCGGTAAACAATTCATCTGCCGTTCTTGCAAACGGAGTTACAATCGACGGTTCAAATAAAATTACAGGTCTTGACCTTTTGCCTGTTGTTGGCGGGCTTTGTGCAGGCTGTCCTTATGATATGTCAATTTCCGGGTTCGTTTTATCGGAACTTGAATCTGTTGAAATGCCCGAAAAAATTGTCGAAGGTCAAATTACTCTTTATAACGAGGAAGAGGGTGTCAGGGTTGCAAGCCCCGTTAACACTTTAACAACGCTATCAAAGAACGATACCGAAGATATGAAATCCATAACCATAATGGAAGGTATTAAGAGATTTGACACCGACGTAAAATATTAATTTCGGACAGGATATAAAGGTAAATACAAAAATAAATACGATAACCAACAACTCTTTGTATCGGCCAACGTTGGTTTTATGGGTGATTTAGAAAAAAACGACATCCTCGATGATGAATACAACAATACTGTAAAAATCAACACAGACAGGCTTCGCTAATTATGGATTGCTTCAGGTAAAAGCGAATATGAAATCAATGCAAAGTCAGACCTTGAGATAGCAAAACTTACATTTAAAAAGAAAATGTGCCTGAAGTTTGATGTGAAGTTTCTTGATGCGATAGAGGCTTGTGAAATCGAAGTTGAAATGTATTAATTCAAAAGCCCATATGGCTTAAAAGAAAGGATATACAGATGGTAAATAAGCTAAACCCCGAAGAAATATTCAATGGCACGGATGGTGCCGTTTGGATAGAAACCGATACGGAAACCGTAA